AAAAGAAACATTAACTCGTATCGGTATTGCTTCTCGCAAAGATAAGAAGTTGTATCAGTCCTGTCATATTTTACATAAACAGGGACGATATTTTATTACCCACTTTAAAGAGTTGTTTCTCTTAGATGGTAATAAGTCAACCTTAGAGGTAACAGATTTACAAAGACGTAACACGATTGCGACTCTTTTATCAGATTGGGGTCTGGTAACAATTGTAAATACTGAATCCGCCAAAGATGTCGCTCCTCTTCGCCAGATTAAAGTTTTACCTTTTAAAGAAAAGAATGATTGGGAACTTTGCCCCAAGTATAATATTGGGAAATAGTGTTTTCTAATTAAAGCTTGACTTTTCTCCTATGATAGCGTATAAATAATTTTGTAGATGCGAATAATCGGTCTACTTTCTCGCTAATCATAGGAGATTTCAGATGACTAATAATCAAAAGTACGCTCGTTTTCCTCGATCCGCATTTGTAGGGTTTGATCATATTTTCAAAGAACTTGAAGACATGACCAAACACGCTGCTGATCATTATCCTCCGCACAATATTATTAAAGATGAAGATATGAAGTATCGTATCGAAGTCGCAACTGCGGGTTTTAAGGAAGAAGAGTTATCGGTAGAACTAAAAGATGGTATCCTTGAAGTGAACGGTGACCACACACCAAGAGGTCTAGAGTTCATTCACAAAGGCATCTCCACCCGTAAGTTTCATCGGTCTTTTAGACTGTCTGAATATACACAAGTTACAGGAGCTTCTCTGGAGAACGGTATTCTAGCAATTCATTTAGAAGTCGTTCTGCCCGAAGAGAAGAAGCCTCGCAAAATCGAAATCAATAATCGCAGCGAGGTAACAACAAATGCTGAACTTCTTACGGAAAGCCGGTAAAGGTCTAATCGAAGCACGAATGCACCACGCCTACTATGGCGTAGCAAACTACATCCAACGTGAATATAACACTGGTGTTCCCACTGGTGAATTAGTTGATATGTTAAAGAAGGATGGATACGATGCAGTCATTCGCAAAGTCGGTTAAGAATTATATCGCAAATGCAATCAAGAGAGCAGCTATGACTGATGAAGAAAGATATCTTTCTGACTCGGTTGATCTTGTCGATCTTGAGCAACGGCAGAAAGTAATCGCATATGGTCAAGCACCATATCAGATTAACGGCAGACACTGGTTAGATGCTAAGTCTTATCAGTAATTGAAGAGGGTGGCTTCGGTCACCCTTTTTCTATTGACAAATTGCACAATATACAGTATAATTATCTTTCAAACTTTGAAAGGGTGACGATGCAGTTTTATACATCAGTCAATCGTCTTGGAAATAATATCCTTGTTCGTGGATATAAAGACGGTATTAAAATACAAGAACGCATTAAGTTCAAACCAACATATTATGTTCCAACAAAAGAAAAAACTATTTGGAAATCTTTAAATGGACAACCAGTCGCACCAGTCACCTTCAACTCTGGCAGGGAAGCGAGAGAGTTCCTTGACCGATATAAAGGAGTGGATAATTTTGAGGTGGTGGGCAATACAAATCATGTTGCTCAGTGGGTTTATGATGTTTATCCTAACCAAATTAAATTTGACCGTGAAGTTATCAACACGACCACAATCGACATTGAGGTGGCTTCCGACGACGGATTCCCTGAGCCAGATACTGCCGATCATCCTATCATTACAATCACTGCTAAGAATAATATTGATAATCTGTATCACGTTTGGGGTATGGGCGATTATACGGCAGAGTCAACAAATATCAAATACTATCAATGCGATGACGAATATGAATTACTTTTATCTTTCATTGCTTTCTGGAGTAATCCTTCTAACTGCCCTGATGTAATTACCGGATGGAATACTACATTCTTTGATGTTCCATATCTTGTAAATCGTATCACTAAAGTTCTTGGAGAAGATAAAGCAAAGAAACTTTCTCCCTGGGAACATATTCGTGAACGTAAGGTTCAAAAGAATAATCGTGAACTGCTTGCTTATGAGTTATCTGGCATTCAGCAGTTAGATTACCTCGACCTCTTTCAGAAGTTTGGTTACACTTATGGCACGCAAGAGTCATATAAACTTGACCATATTGCGCATGTTGTTCTTGGTGAAAAGAAACTATCCTATGATGAATATGGTTCGCTTCATTCCCTGTATAAACATGACTTTCAAAAGTTTGTAGATTATAACATTAAAGACGTTGAACTTGTTGATCGTCTCGAAGATAAACTTGGTCTGATTACACTTGCTATGACTATGGCATATAAAGCAGGTTGTAACTTTGTAGATACCTTTGGAACAACTGGTATCTGGGAAACGATTATCTATCGAGACCTGATGTCTCGTAAGATTGTTCCGCCTCTTAAGAAAAATAAAGATAAGCAGAAATATCCTGGCGCATATGTAAAAGAACCTACTCCTAACATGTATGAGTGGGTGGTATCTTTTGACCTTGCATCACTGTATCCTAATATTATTGTACAGTGGAATATGTCGACTGAAACTATATCTAACAGTTTTAATTCCAATGTTTCGGTTGAATCTTGCCTGAATCAACTTCCAATACAAAATAAACCGAATGAAACTGTCGCTGCCAATGGTGTGACTTTCCGTACTGATGAAGTTGGGATCCTACCTCGTATTGTAAAAGATTATTATGTTGAGCGTAAAGTGATTAAGAAAGGTATGCTCGATGCTAAACAGCGGCAACAAAAAGAGGGTAACTCTTATGAGATCGAGAAAGAAATTGAACATCTAGAAAATCAACAGATGGCAATTAAGATTCTACTTAACTCTCTTTATGGTGCGCTTGGCAACAAATACTTTAACTATTTTGATCAGCGCATCGCTGAGGCAATTACCTATAGTGGTCAGCTGTGTATTCTCTGGGCTGAACGTGCTATGAATGCTGCGATGTCTGAAGCATGTGAGATTGAAGATGATTATGTAATTGCGATTGATACTGACTCACTCTATGTCAATATGAAACCATTGATTGATAAGTTTCAACCCAAGAACCCTATCAACTTCCTATCTGAGCTGGGCGAAAAGCATTTCCAGCCTATCCTTGCGAAAGAATATGCTAAACTTCATGAGTATATGAATTGTAAAGAAAATCGCATGGACATGGAACGTGAGGTAATCGCTGACCGTGGAGTCTGGACTGCCAAGAAGCGATACATTCTAAACGTGCTGGACAATGAAGGGGTGCGCTATACTGAACCCAAGATGAAGATCATGGGCATTGAAGCTATCAAGTCATCTACTCCACAGGTTGTGCGAGATAAGTTTAAGCAAGCATTTAAAATTATTATGGAGGGTGATGAAGAGCGCACTCAAAAGTTTATCGCTGACTTCCGTGAGGAATTTAAGTCTTTGCCTCCGGAGGATGTATCATTTCCCCGTGGTGTTTCTAATATTACTGGATGGATTGACCGCAAGACTGTATATAAAAAGGGTTGCCCCATTCACGTAAGAGGTTCCATCCTTTATAACAATATGCTTAAAGACCTAAACCTTTCTAAAAAGTATGAAGATATTAAAAATGGAGAAAAGATAAAGTTTACATATTTAAGCTTGCCTAATCCTCTAAAAGAGAATATTATATCTTACCCTCAAGTTTTGCCTCAGGAGTTTAAATTGCATCGGCATGTAGATTATGATAAACAGTTTGAAAAAACTTTCGTTGAACCACTGCGAGTGATTCTCGATGCTGTTGGTTGGGAAGTTGAAAAGACTGTTTCGATTGAGGACTTTTTTACATGAGGAGTTACAAAACTCCACTTCGGTATCCTGGCGGAAAATCCCGTGCCGTAGATTATCTGTTCTCGGATAAAAATCTACCAACAGATATTCAAGAATATCGTGATCCATTCCTTGGGGGTGGTAGTCCTGCGATTGCCTTTACTAAAAAGTTTCCGAATATTCCTGTCTGGGTGAATGACAAATATACTAATCTATATTATTTTTGGATTACTCTTCGAGATAACGTACAGGATCTCTATGATATAATTGTAAGTAAGCGTGCTGAATATGATACAGATGAAAAAGCGAAAGAACTATTTTTAAAACTGCGTGATGATATTTTAGAACAGACTAATCCTTTTGAAATTGCTTGGAGATTTTATATTATTAACAAATGTTCTTTTTCTGGTCTGACTTTAAACTCTGGATTTTCTAAATCAGCATCAGTTAAAAATTGGACACATCAGAATATTAAGTCTTTGAAGGTTTATAGCAATCTAATACAGAACTGGAAGATTACAAACACAGATTATACTGAACTCTTGACCAATAATAAAAATACTTTCATATTCCTTGATCCACCGTATGATTTAAAAACTGATTACACTTTAAGTGGTGGTGATGGTGAAATTTTGTATGGGCATAAAGGTGATATGCACAAAGGTTTTAATCATGTGGAGTTTTCAGAGAATCTAAATAAACACAAATCTATGATGATGGTTACATATAATTCTAATGAGAATATTCGTAAACTGTTTGATGGATGGAGGCAAATTGAATGGGATCTATCATATACGATGGTAACATCCAGTAAAGAATATATGACTGATCAAAAAACTCGCAAAGAACTTCTTTGTTTAAACTATGAACAATATAATCCACTAGGAGAATTTTATGACTAACTTTCGTAAGGTAATTGAATTTATGGAGACTTATGGTCAGGAGGTTAAAACTACTCCAGAGTTTCCTGATGCCACAACTACACATTTGCGTGTAGATTTGATTCAAGAAGAATTAGATGAATTAAAAGAGGGTATCGTAAATAATGACTTGGTAGAAGTTGCTGATGCTTTGACTGATTTGCTTTACGTTGTGTATGGTGCTGGAGCAGCATTCGGATTAGAGCTTGACAATTGCTTCAAAGAAGTTCATAATAGTAACATGTCTAAACTCGGGGAAGATGGTAAACCAATTTACCGTGACGATGGTAAAGTGATGAAAGGTCCCAACTTCCGTGAACCAGATCTGAAAGGTATTATCGAAAATGGACTATGATATTCAAGAAGTCGATGGTGTAAAAGTTTATACTGCATCTAAGTGGTTAGAATGTGAGGATAAGCTGGGTAAGTTTATGGAAGATGAGGATTATGATCTCCTCGTTGAACATGATGCTGACTTTTATGCCCCAACTCCTTATGGTCAAGAAAACAGTGAAGAAAATATTATTTTTAAATATCGCCGAGGTATTTTCACCGAGGAAGAGCAAATCTCTGCATATGACGCTCTGAGAGACGCTGCGACCGAGTCTCAGAACCGTGGTATCGCTGCTGGTCCACGTGGTGAAATGCTCGATACTAAGGGACGTGGTGGTCGTGAATGGGTTACTCCATATCAGGAAGCAGTTCTTGAATGGATGATTAATGCCCAGACTTCACTGTTTGGTGAAACTACGATTGAAGATATTCGTGCCAAGTACAGTAATCCTAAAAACGATGAGGAAACTCGTGGTCGTGTTTGGTTGCGTTCTGAGGTTACTAAAGAATATCCTGATTACTTTGGTTGGTTTGATAAGTGGGCTGATGCTCAGCTCGAGCTGACCCCTGAGGATCGTGCTGCTAATGCTGAATGGGTAAATAAAAAGTTTATCTCTGGTACAACTTATGCTCAATCAGTTAACTCTGGTATTGCTGGGTTCTATGATCGTTACCCACGTATCCCTTATGGTCGTATGACTTCTTATACTGAGCAGAACTGGGATAAGTATGAAGGATGTTATCCATTCATGCGTAAACTTTCTAATCAGTTTGAAGAGCTTCTGCCTGTTCGTTATGGTGTACAGGTTCGTGAAGCGAATAAACTTGATGAGCGTTTCCGGGTCGCTGGTAAGGATACACCCTTTACTACGATTACTGTAAATAAAAACTTCCGTACTGCCGCTCATCGTGATGCGGGTGATCTGAATGAAGGTTTCTCTAATCTTTCTGTAATTGCGAAAGATAAGGAATGGTCTGGCGGTTATTTGGTTCTGCCAGAGTTCCGTGTTGCTGTGAATATTCGTCCTGGTGATCTGCTCCTGATCAATAACCATGGCGGTATTCACGGTAATACACCTCTACTCCCACCTGAGGGTAAAGCGATTGAAGATATGGAACGTATCTCTCTAGTTTGCTACTTCCGTGAGAAGATGCTTGAGCTGGGCGAATGGGAATATGAAATGACTCGTAAAGAGTTCGTTGAGAGTCGTCGTAAAAATAAAGATCATGAACTGTGGCGTCCACTCTGGAATGGTGTATCTCCTAGCATGTGGGAATCTCAGGAGTGGTATGATTATTTGCTTGACAATGGTGGGGCAAATATGCTAGAATTCTA